TTAGCCGTTTGAGATGATACGGGCAATTGCGATGTTCTTAGGATTCCCAGCGATCTTCCAATTGGACGTACCACTCGCGCCCTCGCCAAGCTGCGCGTTGGTCGGCGACTTAGTGTAGCCGCTGCTCGGGATAACAAAGCTGAATCCGTTCGGATGGAGCGTCTCGCGCAGGCGGGTCACAAGGTAGTTATATCCGCCATCGCTAAGTGCATCACGGGCAATTTCAACAGGGGTATCCACAGGAGCCGGCGCATACTGGAACGCACCAATACCGAACAGATATGTCGTATATTCTTTCGCGCCAGTAGCGGTCTGACTGTTCGCAACAGGCACGCCATCATCCACAATGACCGTGAGGCCGTTAAAATCGGCAATACGAAGCGGTCGCTGGACACCGTTTGCGTCAGTGTATTTTCTGAAATCAAGCAATTCAAGGCCAGCCAGGTTAGTCGCAACCTTGCTGTGCATCACAGCGATGCCGAACTGGTCATAGGCATCGCCAACTGCCTTCTGAATCGCGTCGCCAGCTGTGGTCGCGCCCATCTTGTTGCCTTCATCCACAGTATCCGTATCGGTAGCAATGTTGTATGTATGGTTCTGCCACTCATCCCAATAGCTATCGCCATCGTCATCAATATTGAAAATACCGTTCAGGATGGCCAGCATAATCTTCTGGCGCTGCTTGTTCCAATACTTCGCGACCTGCGATGTAATCTGCTTCATCGGGTCTGCACCGCTATTGAAGTCGCGGACGAAATCCCGGTCTCTCCAGGCATGCGCACGACCATATACGATGCCGCTCTGGGAGCTGGCGTCAGGATCGGTGATGCTAATGTCGGTATCGCCGTCATAGTTATCAGGGGTACCGCCAATCACCTTGTAGAACGGGATGGTGTAGTAGTCAGAGCCGTTGGCGATCAACTGGCGAATAGTATCATTGGCCTGCACAGCCCCACTCTCGAACAGCGCAGTTAATGTGGGGTCTTTTTCGTTCTGCCACTGATATAAAAACAGCTCGGGATCAAACGGATAACCAAGATATGTAGCCATATATCATTCTCCTTTGCTTATTTGAATCCGACGATTTCCTTCCAGTTCGGATTCTTCCGAATAAATTCGATTTGCTCTGCGCTCGGCAATGCATCGAACGAAACCTTGTCAACCACAGCGTTGCTGCCGCCCGCAGGAGGTTCGGGTGTCCTTCCCAGCGCAGCCGCGCGTTCCGCCTTCTTGACGTTCTCGATGTGCTTTTGCTGGTTCTTGAACACCTTTTCCATATCACCCTCAACGAGGGCCTTCGCGGTGTCGGCCGCCAAGTCTGCCGCATACCCAATCTCTAAAAACCTGGCCGTATGCTCAGAAATGGCCTTGTGCTTGCGCAGGCTCTCAAGTTCTTCCCTAAGGGATTGCTCCGCAGCCTGCCTTTCGGCTTCCTTAATCTCGTCCTCAGACATTTTGGCTTTAAGCTGCTTCTTGACATCAGCGAGTTCCGACGCCGTCTTATCAAAGACGGACTTCTTCACATACCCGCTGTAATCCGGCTCGGGAATCTCGTAACCCAAAACAAGTTCGAGCTTTTCCTCAACCGTCATGTCATCGCGATAGCCTTCAATTTTCGTAATGTCAATTTTCATTTTCATTCTCCTTTGCGCTTTATAGGTGATCTCCCACCGCTTTTGAGTTTTTGTCAGGCTTCTCTGCCTGTTGAGCCTTTAACGTGCTTCTCCCCACGAGAAAAGTAAAAAGCACCTACAAACCGACGGACTAAATCCGCAGTCTATAGGCGCTCGTGACGCTCAAGTTATTGGTTCGCGTGTCTTTCGTGTTCATCGCCCCGCAACGGGGGCACTTGATCTGAGCCTTGCCGTCTATGTAGCCGAGAAGTTTTCCACACTTCTCGCATCGGAACTCAAGCAAGGGCATCACACTCCGTCAGTATACTTTGCAATTTTGCTTGCAATAATTGCAACTATGTTTTGCAAATGCGGGCATGGTGGCGCTCATGCATCTCTCTTAAGACCTCTTGGGCGTGACGGCTGCCTGTCCCGTCCTCCGCGGTGTATCCATCATCTCAAGTACCCTCAACAGGTGCGTCGGGAACCGTTTCCGACCTCGGCGCTTATTGAACGGGTATATTAATCACCTGTTTTAACCCGCGTTCTTTATCATAGATAAATACTTGTGCTTTTCGGACGTTGCCCAAATACCCACGTTCAGTGTGGTATGTATCAGCCGCAGTCGGGCTAGAAATTCGCCGCACAATAACGCCATTGATTTCCTGGATCATCTGTTCTCCATGTAGATGTGCGGCGTGCATTTCCCTGTACTTGGCCTGTCCCCACAGGCTGGCAGCCTCAATTGGCATTAACGACGCAAGACGCGAAGCCTTTTCTTTTGTGCCGCGAGACTCTTCCTTGTCGCCGTGGCAATAACCAATAAGCGTATTGCCATAAAGTTGATATTTCCGCGGGTATGCGTCGATGTTTACGGATACGTTCGGGTCGTTCCTAAACCACGCCTCAAGGTACTTGAGAGCCATATAGCCATTCACTTCATCGTGGTTTGACCGCGTATAGAATATTTTGACTGGAGATATTTCGCTCAGCTGCTCAACAGCCCTTACGAGCATCTCAACACCGACATTGAACAGCTTTTGCCATCTAACATCCGTATCCTGCCGAGTCCCAGCGGTTGTCGTCTTGTCAATCGTGTCGCTGTTGAAGAAGTCGTTTGTCCATACAAAGGTAATGTATTCAATCGGCTTTCCTCTAAGTTCCTCTACGGCCTCGCCGATTATCTTGAAAAATACCTCTTTTGCAATCTTATAGTCATAGTTTTCTGGAGTATCGCCATGCCAGCAGAGCTTCCCAAGATGCAAATCCGCGATGTTCACTTCGGCCATCAAATCGCCAAGCATCGGCTTTATTACTGGCGGCACAAATCGCTTGCGCTCAAGCTCTGCGAAGTGTTTGTCTATTTCCGAAAAGTCTAATCCCTTCCGCTTTGGGCGGGCGGTCAGTTTAGACTGATAGCTAATTTGCTTAACGCCACCCGCGACCTGGCTATTCCAGAAATTGTTTTTATAGCTTATTACTTCCCACTCAGATACCTTCAGGCCATGCGCTTCAAGTATCCGCTCAGGAGTCATATCCGTACCGTCTTTGAGGATGATAAACTTTTCAGAGACGATTGTTCCGTCTTGGCAATATTCGATGCTTGACTTATCAGGAATATCACTGTTTGGTTTATGCCGCTCCGCATATTCAGGCGTGCTCCTGATATAGTCACGCACTTTATTCCGAACTTGCCACCAAGTTTTATCAGGGAAGCGGTCATGCAGGGCATCAGACACTTCGGCCCACGACTTGCCCTCTTCAAACACAAGCCGCTTCGCCTCAGATCGCCAATCCGTTATTGTTATCACCCTCTAAAGAACTTCCAACAGCACCATTTACCAGTTGCCCGGCCTTCACGCTATTGAAGTATTCTTCACTCTGCCTCGCCGCATCCTGCGGGTCTGAGAACATGCCGCAATATGTAAACGCAAGTTCCGGGGCAATCTTCGGGTTCTTGAGCATAATATCCAAGACTTGCGCCTTGACTTGAATATTTTCATAATTCCGACGCGTGAACTTTATATCGATGTCCGACAGGCTCAGAGGAGTCCCAACCGTATCGCGGAGGATTTTCAGCACAATCTTAAGGAACTGTCGCTCGGACTCCTTAAACATGATTTCATCTTCTTTCGCCCGTGCCTCGGCAGCCGCCCAGCCGTCTCGCACGATTGTGGCGGCGCCGGTATCGGATGTGCTTGAGCCGCCGTTTCGGTTCGGCATTCCGACAATATTCAGCACAGTCTGGTACATATAGTCCACAAGCGTCTGCGTCTGCTGCTGATCAAGCTGTTCTGCAATGACCTTGATGTCGGCTTTGTTCTCACCAAAGCTCTTGAGCTTGATAAGCCCAGCATCTCTCAGGTTCTTCGCTATTTTGTCGTCAATATCGGCATTGTACAGCACCCAAAGACATTGCACGAACTGCTCAATACCATCAAGCCGGTTGCTCTGCACGGTATTAATTGCGTTCAGTATTGGAATAACGATCTCGAACGCACCGAGTCTGGCAGTGTTAAGCGGATATTCAACGATTGGAACATAACCAATTGGATTTGGCACTTCTTTTGTGACATTATTGTCAATAACCTCAAAGTAGCTGTTCGGAGTATAAATACTATATATGCGCTTGGTCTCGTCATTGATTTTGCGATCTACATACTTCACGCCCATCAGCGGCGGCTCACCAAGCGTTGCAGAATATGCCACAAATGAAGAGCGAGGATCGAGCGTAAACACACGGAACGGAGCCTCGTCCTTAATCGACAAATTTGCGCCACGTCTAATCCGCGGCACGATGTCTTCAATGATATTGCCATTGTTCGGCAGGACCATCCGATTGCCATGCCCGCTCGTATACATCCAGTCGGCAAGCTCCTTATCGCGCGCTGGCTTACCGTTCAGCAACATCATGTCGTTAAGTTCCTGGATGCCTCGTGCTATCTCTTCCGTTCCACCACGGCTGACATACTGTAGCGGTTCGCCGCACAAATAGCCAGACTTAAACGAAACAATCTCATTCGCTCGGTTTTCGACAATCTTGTTGCAAATCTCCGGACGAATTTCCTTTGTGCGGTTCAGAATCGGCTGATTGCCTCGGTAGTAATTGAAAAGGCGATCAACTTCCGAAGCGTTAACAAGATGTATGGCTAAAGCGTCGCGCAGCAATTGCACGACGTTTTCTTGTGTCACTTCAACTACATCAAGAACTATTTTTCTCCGGCCGAACAGACCCATATAACCGCTCCTTTTCCGTTATTCATGCCTGCAGCCCGCGCAAGGCGAAGGGGGGAACTCCTTGCGCGGGCACCAACAGGGAGAAAGGAGGAGGAAAGAAGGGCAAGCAACCCAAGTACGTCGCAGCACCCACCCTATATAACATAAATCAACGCGACGTTATGCCCCAACCCTATATCTTGCATTTCACGTATATTATACCACAATATGTTGTATTTGTCAAGTGGTTTGGCACTATATATTGTGGTTCACCACGGGCGTTTGCCGATTTCAACCCAAGATAATGTGCCATGATAGAGTTTGTCCGCAAGCCCCGCGAGGGAGTCTGCCGCGTCGTCATGCAGGTTCTTCGCTGTGAAGCTGAACGAGGTCAGCTCGTCCATGAATTTCTTGTAGTCAGCATCCCTGCAATTCCTGCTTCTGAAGTGGAATCGCCGAATTGCCGGGGCGTGCTGTTCAATCCTTGACAATTTGCTCATATTCGACGGAGCCTTCTTGCTACCGAGGTTCATCGAGTAATTGTGCTTTTCGCGGAGAATGCGGTTTACCTCCTCGCAATAGAAATCACCGCCATTGTTCGCCTCAAACTGACCAATCCTGATCTTGTGCTTCAGGATTTTCTCAACTACTCGCGGCATAGTAACTGTCTTGTCGCCACGGTCGAATATTACATCGTGTATGTACACGTCTTTTCCGTAAATGTAGGCAATCGGCATTGAAAAGCTATCGCCTCCGCCGAATGCCACGTCAGCATAGAAAATGATATTGTCAGGCTCTCCATCCGGCAGCTCGCCTTCATAGTAATCCAAGGCATCTGCCGGGAATGCCAAGCCCTCTTTTTCAATGCCTTTCTGCATATATAGGCACGAGAAATCAACTGGATCAAGTGTAGCCTCAAGCTCAGCGATGCGCTCATCCGTATATCTGTCCGGGTGGTCGTAATTGAAATTGCTATGCCCGTCCTCGTCACGAACAGGCAGCGCGATGAAGATGTACCGCGGGTCTCCATTGTGTTCGCTCTTCATGCGCGAAATCGGGTCATGTGCCGACCAAATCGTGCCAAGCATAATCTGCTTCACATTGTCGCCGATTGTACGAGTCGTAATCGTCGCCTTGTAGTCCTCAAACAGCGTATTCAGCCGTTCGGGGCTACGGGCGACCTCCTTGTTCTTCACAAGGTCGTCAGTAATCAGCAGTTTGTTCGCACGGGTACGGCCAGTAACCGAACCGCCCAGGGAAATAAGCCCCAACGTCGGGAAATCGCCTTTCCTACGCGCTGAAATAGTGTAATACTCCGCAGAGCATACAGGAGCAGGCACTTCGGGGAATACATCCTTGAACTTGTACTCGAAATTATCAGTCAAGATGGATTGCACGCCGTCGTAAACCATCTTCACCATCGCGTCTGCGTAGCTGACATACATGTTCGCGCTGTTCGGATACTGCCCGTAGATGTACGACAGCAAAAACTTAATCAGCGTCGTCTTTCCGGTGCCAGGAGGCATCGAGAACGCCAAAAACAGCGCATTTTCATCGTCCAAAAACGCCTGTATCTTACTGGCTATTTTGTGCTGCCCCTCCAGCACCTTCCGGCGCGGAACCCAAAACTTCGCCTTTGGCTCCCTATCCCATTCGACAGCTACCATGTAGTCGTCAAACGAGGTCTGCGCACCGTACAGGTATGTCTTGTAGGTCA